CAGTAACGGATTGACCAGTAGTGAACAGGCCGGGGTTGGCTATCATCACGGTAGCTACATTGTTCACTAATGCAGTTCCCACTACCGGGGCAGAGTCAAACCATAAAAACCCGTTAATTAAATCTTGGGCAGCTTGGCAGGTGTCCTCTATCCAAGTATAAGAGTCGTACAAAGTGCCAACGCCTAAAGATGCTTTTAACGTAGCAGCTGTAACGTAAGTAGCCGGCATATTTGTACCTTTCTTTGTAGGTCTGGTAGAGCCAAAGGGCTAAGGCCCTACCAGACTATTAGTTATTTATTATGTTAAGTTAAAACGACGGATACCTGCAGGCATTTTAACTAGCGTGGCCATAAAGCCATAGATAGCTACTTGTACCTGTAGATTTGATACGACGTTTACGCTCATATAAGCCTGTGGGCTTTCATAAACGGTTACTGCCTCTGGCACGATAATAAACGCTGACTCATCAATAACGCCAGATACCATATTTTTATCTACGTATAGGTCTAGACCTAATACGTTACCTCTAATTGAGGTTGGTCTAACGTCGCCGCCTGCGTTCATTGGCTGTATAGCGTTATAAATTGGGCGGCCTGTGTTATCAGTTGCACCCATTAGCAAAGACCATTGAGAGGCGTTAGCTAGATAATTTTGTGCAAAGTAGCCAGTACCTTTATAAGCAGCAGCGGTTTGTTCAGCTGTATAAGCAATAATGCCAGCACTTGTTGCAGCTTGTGGGTTAGCTTGCTGTCCACCGGCTGTTAGAGCTGCTACTACTGCCGTATCTGTTGCAGTTAAGTAAGCGTTTTGTAGTTGCGCTGTTAATTCTGCAAAGAAATTAGGGTCTGAGCGCTCTAATAGCTCTACGCTAATAGTGTTCATACCGCTGTACTTAGATACGTTGGCAGTTAAATAAGCTGTTTCCATACCTGTATTCTGTACAGCTCCGGCCTCGGCTTCCACGGTTACTACAGGTGCTACACCTGTACCGCCGCCGTCTGAGGTTACTAATGAGGGTACGTTTATGGTCATACCGCTAGCAGGCAAAACGCCACGGCTGCAAGCCTCTACCGCGCTTCTTACAAAACGGGTGTTAGTTACAAACTCTGATAAATACTGCTCTGGCTTAAATGCAGGGTTAGTAGTAAAACTATCATCTGCCGCTGTTACATAGAGCTTGCTCTGGTCATTACCTAGAGCAGCCTTAATTTTATGCTCTGTGTATGTTGCCATATTTACAATAGGTGTGCGTACTCTCTGTGAGTTTAATGCACTTGGCTTAATAATTCTGCGCGCGGCTTCTACAGGTGTAGTTTCACCCTCGGCATCATCTTTTTCATAGCTAACGCTTTTTAGCGTTACTGTTGCACCGTCTGGCAAAAATGTTGCCTCTGATGCTACTTCGTCCGGGGTTTTGTCCACGGTTTCACCTTTCGTTTCTGTTGGTTGGTTTTCATCTACTGCGTTTTCTTGTGCAGCAATTTTTAACACGGCAGCGCTTGGAAATGCAGCGCTTTCTACTAGAGATACCTCTTTTAAGGTAGCAGCCGTAACTAGCAGATAATCTTTTTCTGGGCGTGAGTCCTCTACCTCTACACCTACACTAAGGCCGTCCATTAACTGTTCTTGTGCAAGCAAAATTGCGTCAGTACCACGGGTGCTAGCACTTACTTTAAAGCTGGCATATAACCCGGTCTTATTGCTGGTAATACTTTGCATACGCCCTACAGGTTTAGAGTTATCGTGCGACATCAATAGTTTAACTTTAGATACCTCTGGCACGGTTATAGAGTTTTCTGCAAACACTACGCGCCCGGCGCTTGTGTTGCCTACTTCTCCATAAGGTGCAATTTTGCCAGCAATAGTACGGCGCTCACCGTTATCTACTGCCTCTATGTTGCCACTAAATGTTAATAGCATTTGTAGGCCTCTCTGTTAGTCCGGTTGGGCTTAGTTCTTCCATACTTTGCGCCTGCTCTAAATCAATTAAACCTAGATTTAGCATTTTTTCTATAGCTTCCAAACGCGCCAAAGTATCAGCGCGTAAAAATGTTTCATCTAACGCAAAACGCACCTGATTACCGCGCCTTGTTACATCGTCCATACTAAGCCTGTTTTCAATAGCGCTAATAAACGGCTGTAATGAATAAGCTACAAACTCTTTGCGCCCGTCTATGATATTTTGGTAAGTCATTGAGTTATTCATATCCGCGCTTATGTAATATGCCGGTACGTTCATTAAACGGGCTATCTCTGTAGCTAAATACTGTGATGCCTCGTTATACATCATTTCTTTAGGTGAATAACCGACAGTTTGATAATCTAACGTGCTAGTTAAATAAGCTGTACTGCGTGATGCACGCGCTGCCTTCCAACTAGCTAACAGCCCTTGTATTTGTGCCTCTGGTAAATCTGCCCCACTATTTTTAATAAAACCTGTTGCCATAGGTGTAGCAGCTGCAACGCTTGCCGCTTTTTGTATGTCTAACGCAGCTTGTATTGTGCGCCCGCCTGTTTCTAATACGCCGGGTAGCAAACTTTGAAAAGTTACTAAAGAGCCTACGCCGCTATCCGGTACGCGTATGCCATTTATTGAGTAGTAATCAACTTCATCACCGTAATTATCTGTAGTTACTGTAACGCGTGTATTAGCTACCCACTCAAAGCCGCTAGGTCTGCCGTCATCTTCATACAAAGACGTTACACGCCAATACGCCACCCCGTACATCAATAAACTGTCCACGGTGTAACTTATGGTAACGCTGCGTGGCTGTCTTATGTCCGGTTGGTCTAACCAAACAGGTGTCTGTAATTTACGGCCTGTACTTTTTTGTATTAACTCTAAATCTATACTTGCAATTACTCCACAGATTAAGTTACGGCATCTACTTACCGCTGGTACTTGTAGCGCTATGTTTCTATCTATAAACGGTACGCCGCTTGTATTGTATAAACCGCCAAACGTATAAACACCCGCGCCGTAAGTTTGGGCCATAATAGGCGGCGATAATTGCGCCTCTACGTCTTTTTTACGCAGGCCTATAGTTTGTAGTAATCCCATAGGGGCATTATTGCCTAAAAGTCAAGTATAGGTTTACAGTTTGGGTTTGGGCGTGTCTAGGCGTATACCTTTGCCTCTGCTACAGGTTGCGCCAATATGTGTATTACCATAGCAAGTCCAATAGGTATATCTACAGGCCCGGCAGACTTACGGCGCACGATACGCCAAGCGTCCGGGGTCTGTTTAGCTGCGCAGTTAGCCATTTGTTGTATTAGCGCATCTTGCCCGCTATGTCTTAGGCGGTCATTTACTAAAGCGTCGTACATATCGCTACAGGCGGTGTAAAAGGTCTGCCCCGATATATCCCGGGTCTGTACCCCTGCATTTTGTAGCCTTTGAGCGATACTGGCAGTAGTGTATTTGTCGTAGCAGACTAAACGCGGGTAATACAGGTCAGCCCATTTTTTAATAGAAGCTGCTACTAAAACCTCATCTACTGCTACCTGTGAGCTGTACGTTTCTAATACTGCTACGCCTATCTTGCCATTAGGTAACAGCTGGCCCATAACTAGGCTGGCATCTCGGCGGCTAGGGCTAACGTCAAAAGCAAAAACGGTAAGCGGCCCGGGGCTCATCTTTAGGTTTATATCGCTGCTATCTTCAATAGAGCCAAACGGCCACGGGCTTTGTAGGCTGTCTATCCATTGACTAAGGCTTTCTGTCCTAAATTGTTCTGTAGTCTGCACCGCTAACGCCTCTTGCAAAGCCTCTTCCGTTATTAGTATGCCTAACGCCGGGTTAGCAGCTGCCCACGCTTTACGGTCATCTAGGGCGCAAAATGCCGGGGCGCTATATTCGTAATAACCTAAAGACGGCGGCGGGTTGCTCTGGCAGCGCGTGCGTAATTCGTTCAAGGTTTCGGAAAAACCGTCTCCGGCGTTGCTACAAAATAGGCTCTGACTATTGGGCCTAGCTCGGGTTACAGGCAGAGCAGCTGCAAAGGCCTCAGAGTCTATTTCTCTAAGCTCATCTATAAATAAAAAGTCAGCGCTAGCACCGCGCGCGCTATCGCGGGTAGCAGCTCTAACATCTAACCTAGCCCCGTTTTTTAAGATTATAGCCTCATTACCATTAGTGTAAAGTATTTTTTTAAGGTCTTTTTTTAACTCGGGGCTGTCCTCTATAGCGTTGGCTACCTCTCTAAAAGTAGTAAGGGCCATAGACCTAGCAGAGCTTATTACTATGTGGTTACGCTCATTAAACAAAAACAAGCCTGCTAAAATACGCATACGCGCTAAATGAGTCTTACCGTTTTGCCTAGACGTAATCGCAAGGTTTGATTTACGGATAAACATTTTATTTTTATCTATTGTGAGCATATCGTCCAAAACAAAGCGCTGCCACGGTAAAAGCGGCAAGCCGATACGCTCGGCAAGCTCTGCAACCTCACCGCCCCTAGTAGGCCCTGATAACAAAACGTTATGCAAGCGTGGTTGCGCTAGCCCCCGTAAGGTCTGTTTAGGTTCGGTATTCATTAGTCTAAAGGCTGTGCAGGTTGGCCCAAACAAGGCCCGCTTTGGGTCATTACAGCGGTTTTCGGGGAAATAACAGCAGA